CAAAAATATTAACCTTTGCATGACATCTAACAAGGTCATTACGAATTGAGTCACCAATTTTATACGTCACAATATAAGCATCAGAGGGTAGAGATTTATCTTTCATCTCCTCCTGATTGCAGTTCTCCTTGACAAGAGATGTTGAATACTTGGTATTCAAATCTTCTTTTTCTTTTGGTGTCCAATACGCCTCAGACATCACTTCATCTCTGGTTTTGGTTTTTGCCATACTAACTTCGATTACCCCATTGTATATCGGGGAATGCTTCTTCAACTATGGCACGAGTCAACTTATATTTCTTTTTTAGGTTTTTATCTTTCACCAAACAAATAATTTCTGCTTCATCTGGATGAAGACCTTCTAGGAGTTGCATAAAAAGTTGTTCTCTTTTCATAGGTCGAAGTGTATCATTCCCACCTTTTACAAAATTATACAACTTTTTCCATTCATATGCAAGATGTAGATGTTCGGTTCCAGCAGGAGCCTCGTTCTTATTGAACGGAACATCACCATCTGGAAGCATCGACTTCACAGATTCATCAAAGTTCCAAATCAAAACAGATTTAAGATGTAGAGATTCATACTGTTTAAGTGTTTGAATCTTCTTTGCTTTTGTTTTCTGTTTTGATACTAATGCCAATACCTCACTTAAAAGAGGATTCCTTGGCAATCTAGCTTCTCCCAATGTGGGATGTGTAGTAGTCATAATTCGTCGTCAATTTCACTATCAAAGTTTACATTTTCAAATCTAAAAGCAATGATTTCGTCTGGAATGACGTTTCCTTTTAGATCATACATCTCAGGATGCATTTCGGAGATGTCTGTTTTTTGTTGATGTTGTTTGTATAACCATCCTATTATACCACCAACAAAGAGAAAAAGCACTGCTACAAGAGTGCCGAAAGTTAAAGCAATCGCTAACACGTTGTTACCTCGAATTGAATTTTCTAAGTTAAACTTGCTGGATGGTGCCCTCCTACGTTGTAACATAAGTTCAACACCTTTATTTAGTTTTAGTTTTTCGTCTCCCTCTTCTTCTTTCTTTTTCGTATCTTTTAGCGTCTTCCAAGATTACATTAAAGTAATCTTTAATCTTTCTTGCTTTTGGTTTTCCAAGATGACCGTATGCCTCTCTTAGAATTTGATGTTCACCATCTTTTCCACCTTTGATGTATTTACTCAGATCATCAATCAAATCAGTCAACTCTTTTGCAGTTGAACTTTGATTAAACTCCTTCGCTCCGACTCCTGTTGTTTTACAGGATTGCATGAAGTCATAGAATTTCAAGTGAAACTTTTGTTCTTCAAATGCAACATCAATTGCCTTGTCTACGATTGTGTAAATGTCTTCCATTAAACTAAGTTTTTTTCCTCTAGGTATTTGAATGTATCTAAACACCCGCCGATTAATTTATCATCCGCCAATATTCTTGGGAATGACGACCCATAACCAAATTCAGAAATGAACTGTTCTTTAGTAAAATCAACACCAAGTTTATAAACTCGATAATCAACTTTTGCCAATTCTAAAAGTCTTTCTGCTTTTTTGCAATAAGAACATCCCTCTTTGGAATATAAAGTGAATTTCATTAATCCTCCTCAAACATATTATTACGAATCTCAAAGTTGTCAAGTCCCTCTACTTCAGAAGGTTCTTGTGAATAATGTAATCCATCATTTCCGTTTTGTCCGATAACATTCATTCTGCGTGTTGTTTCTTCCTCATCCCAAAGTTCATGAATCTTTTCGATGTCAGCATCAACACTTCTCATAGTGTTCTCAACTTTAACATCAATCCATCGTTCCTTCAAAAAAGATATAAAACCTTTCAATAGGAAAGAGATGGGAAACTTTTGTTTGTTCGCCCATCTCTCTGCCTTTGCATACCAAGGGTCTACGCCCTCACCAAATTGTTTTTCAAATTTTACTTTTGGTGTAATCATTTAAATTTTAATTACGTTTACTGCATCCCAATCTTTTTGGAAAAGATCTAAACCTTTATCTGTCAAAACATGATTATACATCTTCTCAAACACTGATGGAGGCATTGTAACAATCCCTGCACCATATTCAAAAGATTTACTCACACTTCCCACACTCCTTATGGAAGCGGATAAAATTTCTGTGTCAACAAAATTATATAGTCTCGACTGTTTTTCATAGATGTCTGCGATCTCTTTGATCAAACCTAAACCATCAAATGAATTATCATCTACTCGACCCACGAAAGGCGAGACGTAGGCAGCGCCTGCCTTCGACGCCAAGACCGCTTGGGCAGCACTAAAGATCAATGTCACGTTTACTCGAATATCCTCCTTTGAGAGGAGTTTACAACCCTTTAGGCCTTCGGGTGTACAAGGTACTTTAATTGTTGTGATTTCACCAAATTTTTCTTTGAGTCTCCGACCCTCCTTCAAAAATTCATATGAGTCATCTGTCACAATTTCCATACTAATATCATCTACACCCATCAAGGCAAGTTCACGATATACATCCTCTGGATCTTTTCCACTCTTCTTAATAAGAGTTGGATTTGTTGTGACACCATCAATCAATCCAGTTCCATAGTATTGTCCTATCAGATCAATGTCTGCTGTGTCAAGAAAAATTTTCATACTTAAAGAGTATCTGTGCATTTAATATAACACAAAAAAAGACCCCTGTAAAGGGGCCTTGTAAGTTCCGATTGTAGAGACCGCACGAAAGAAGTCTCAAATCTATTTATTAACCGATTGAAGGTGCGGTTAAAGCAACTGTTGTTGACTCTGCTGATGCAAGGTCAAGTGGGAAGTTGTGAGCATTTCTCTCATGCATTACTTCCATTCCTAAGTTAGCTCTGTTTAGGACATCACCCCATGTAGGGATTACTTTTCCGTTTACATCTACAACTGATTGGTTGAAGTTGAAACCGTTAAGGTTGAATGCCATTGTGCAGATACCCATGGATGTTAACCATACGCATACTACAGGGAATACTGCTAGGAAGAAGTGAAGACTTCTTGAGTTGTTGAAAGAAGCATACTGGAAGATAAGACGACCAAAGTAACCGTGTGCAGCTACAATGTTGTATGTTTCTTCTTCTTGACCGAACTTGTATCCATAGTTCTGTGACTCTTGCTCTGTTGTTTCTCTGATTAGAGATGAAGTAACAAGTGAACCGTGCATTGCTGAGAATAAAGATCCTCCGAACATACCTGCTACACCAGCCATATGGAATGGATGCATTAGGATGTTATGCTCTGCTTGGAACACGAACATAAAGTTGAATGTTCCAGAAATTCCTAGAGGCATACCGTCTGAGAAAGATCCCTGACCGAATGGGTATACTAAGAACACAGCCATTGCTGCAGATACAGGTGCTGAATATGCTACACAGATCCATGGTCTCATACCTAGTCTGTATGATAATTCCCACTGTCTACCCATGTAGGCAGAGATTCCGATTAGGAAGTGGAAGATTACCAACTGGTATGGGCCACCGTTGTATAACCACTCATCGATTGTTGCTGCTTCCCAAATTGGGTAGAAGTGTAAACCGATTGCGTTTGATGATGGAACAACTGCACCAGAGATGATGTTGTTACCATACATTAAAGAACCTGCTACAGGCTCTCTGATTCCGTCGATATCGACTGGAGGAGCAGCAATGAATGCTACTACGAAACATGCTGCTGCTGTTAGCAAACATGGAATCATGAGTACACCGAACCAACCAACATATATTCTGTTGTCTGTAGATGTTACCCACTCGCAGAACTCTGGCCAACCCTTAAGGAGACCACCTCTACTGCGTGTTAAATTAAAAGTTGTCATTAGTAAGACGTTTAAGTAGGGCATCAAGGGTAGATGCGAAACTTATTTCCAGTAATCCCTCACTACTGGATATAAAGACGTAATTTATCCTCCCATAGGTCTTGGTTAGCGGGAGTGAAATGTGTTAAAAGAAACACCTTCCGTTATTTATAGTAACAGAACTTTACAATTATGGCAAGTATCATAGGATACAATACCTAAAGTTAATTTAAAATAGTAATAAATAAATCTAGGAAAATTGTACATTACAATGAAAAGATTTTTACCGATATTATTATTGACTGGATTTAGTTCCCCTGTGATGGCTGATATTACACATAAATTATCAAGTAGTATTCAGTTACAAGTAAATGCCGCAGCCACTCAGGTCGAGCGAATCGGCTCCAGCTATTCAGTTTCTGGAAATGGTGTTGATACAACAGACGGTACAACAGTTAATACAGTGTCTGCTGGTACTATCACATCAGGTGTTATGGCGCCAGGTGCTATAGCAGCTACCCAAGACGTTCCAGGTGCAAGTTTCAGCTATAGCCAAACCTACATTCAAGGTGATGCGGTATCACAATCTGCACCATCAGTCGGTGCTGTAAGTAACTTCTCAGACCAAGTATCATCAGCAGCAGGAACCGCTGGTGACTTAGCTGGAACAATCACAACAGCGGGTGTGATGACAATAACAGCGGGTGGAGCAGGTACTGTGGCTACTGGTCAATTTGTAAACGAGCTTACCGTTCAATGATAAATGACTTCCTTGATAACTTGGCAGCACATCAACATCATAAAACGCACATCCATGAGCATGAAACTTGCGATGGTTGTGGTTGTATCTGCCCTTGCGAATGTCCAGACTGCGATGTCTGTTCCTGTGGTGCCTAATTTTACTCAGGGCTCGATGACCTCAAATACAGAGACAACGAGCACTGTGGCTGAGACCATAAATAGTATGAATTATGATACTGGCTATCAGTACGTCATAACAGGTACAAACATTTCACATGATGGCAACACTATTTCCTCTCCATCAACGACTGGAAATAGCAATACACTGAATGGAGTGACTTCAACATGGACTGGTTTAGATCTAAACAACAAACCAAACTTCACATTAACAACACCCGGAGAAGCCTTTCAATTCACAGAAAGTTATTCTGGGCCAGGCCTCTCAAATCACACAATAATACAGAGGACAACAACCATCCAAAGCGTAACAAATACAACAAGCACCTTCTCAAACTGATTTCTATCTGTTTGTTAGGGTCTACATCACCTACATTTGCGAGTGATATAGGTGGTGTGTCTGCGACTGCCAATCCAGTTGCCAACTCTTCAGGCTCTGTGACGAACCAAGCTATACAAGTTTTACAAGGCCCATATATTACAAACACTTATGGTAACGGAATACAGTGTCAAGGCCCTACCATGAATGTTACTCCCTTCTTAACTGGAAATATTGCCATAAAGCGACCATATGAGGATTATTGGCAAGACCCAGTGTACAACAATGTAGACGCAAATAATGACGATGTGCCAGATAATCCCGGCCAGATTTTATATTACAAACCAGTTCGCACAGGACAAAAAGATAGTAGCACAGTGTCACTTGGTATCTCTGCTACATGGTCAAACCCATTAGATAAAGAACTACAGCAACAATGTAAAGATGCAGCAGCAGCAAATATTGCATTAATGAACCAGAGTGTAGCAAATAAAAGATTAGATTTTGAGATAGCTCGTTTGAAAAACTGTGGAGAGTTGATGAAAGCTGGCATCATGTTTCATCAAAAGTCACCATACTACAAGGTATGTGCTGATGTAGTATTAGTTAATCCTCCCGGAGTTGTTGGAGAACATACTCATACTATCGAACATAAACCTTTACCAACTAATATACCAACTGGTGATGCAAGCACACTAAAAGAAATATCAATCGGTAATAATAAATGATCACACCTAAAATACAATTTGAAAAACAATTTGGTCAAGGAGTCGATCCTTGGCATGAAAAAGCAAAGAGATGGGCAAAGAAACAAAAGTTTCCGATATCTTTTCTTGCATTAGGACTAATCGAATATTTAAAAAGGATTTGGATTAATACAAAAATCAAAAATGAAATGGCAAGTGTAGATGCTCAAATAAAACAACTACATGAAGATTGGGATGAAGAGGAAAGAAAACAGTTCTCTCCTGAGATAATCGAAACACCTTCAGAGGTAGATGGATTGAATGATATGTCTATTTCTTTTTCTTCAGAGGAGGAAGACCCTTCTTCGCACGATACTCATTAGTTTTAATTTCTGCACGAGTAGGTAGTTCAACATTCTTACCTATTTTCTTTTGAAGAGTAGTCCATAATTTTTTAATCACAGGTCTTATAATTCTTATCAATAATGGTGTTGCAGCTGCACCTGCTGTGGCCACGACTGCGAGTGCAGTCACGCTTGTCGTTTGATTGATAGATGGAAGAAATTTTTCAATTGCTGTGGTAGGTTCATATAATGTCTCACAGATCTTACCATCTTCACTAAGT